CAGAACGAATGCCGCACCTGCCGCATTACCGCCTTATTTTCGATTTTGGCGTCGCCGCCGCCATTCTTCACGTTTCCGTCGTAATTCTTCCCGTAGTTGTCTCGCCCGTTCATCATCAATCGCCCCTGTCCCCGGTGTCACACCGGGCACTACGATTTCCTCATCTAGCCGCAATGTCCGTCCGGACGACCGAACCAGCGACCGTCGCACCTCTTTCGGGTCTCCGTGCTGGATGAGCAACAATTCCAGCCCTTCGTCCGCCTTGATTTTCGGAATGTAATGCCACATAGCAAAAAAGCGCGCCGCTGGCATCCGGAGCACGTGTTCCGCCCGATAGCCCGGGTAGAACCGGCAGAACTCGGACACCATGCGCGCCCATTCTATTCGCCGCCCTCCGCGGCGATTCCTTCCCCCTCCGTCACCTGCACACCGTCAATTTCGGCGATTTTCGCCAACACCTCAGTAACGGCCTCCTCGATGTACGCCATGAGTTTTTGCAAGGCAAAAACGTTCATCCGCCGTAGTGTGGCGACGTCAATCGTGGGAATGGCCGCAACAATGGCCTCGTAAACTCGTTCCAAAAGCGCCTGGTCATATTCGCCCCGTTGTAGCCGTTCCATGTCCTGTTGCAACTGAACGGACTTGGCGTACATTTCGAGGGTCATGGGGACAATCTCATGCCGCTGGCCGCCAATGACAACATAGCGCGGCTCCGGCTGAAGTGCGTCTAAATCCAAAACGTGCTCTTGATTCGGCATCATATCACCTCGTTGATTTGTGTTTGTGGTAGGGCGTGGCGTCTATGCGCTCTAGCCCTACCAAATTTACTTCTCGATTTCGATATAGCCCGGTAGCGTGGTCGGTGCCGACGTGGTGTAGAGGCCGTGGAAGGTGACTTTCAATCCCGCCTCCTTACCTTCCTCTAGCACGAACCCGTCGACCTCAACGTACGCCGTTGGGATGGTCGCCGTAAACGCCTTACCGTCCTTGCGCGTGATTCCGGTTACGACAACGTTGGAAACCTCGGTCACGTCGTCTAGTGCAGCGCCGCCGAATTTCTCCGACGTGCCGGACGAATCCGCGCCAATGGACCCCATCACGTTCGAGAGCGTGTCGTAATCCCATTCCGCCAGCGTCACGGAAATGGAAAACTCGCCGCCCACTACCTTACCAGTGCCGGAAACAGGACCACGCGCCTGCGCCAAATCGGGATAATACTGGTCAACCGACCACTGCACCTCGATTTGACCCAGCGTCGCCCCGATGTCCGTTCCGTCCACCGTCACATACCCATCTGTACCGTACAAAATACGGTTAGGAGTATTCGTAGTGATTCCACCCATTATTACACCTCCAGTGTATCTAGAAACCCGACAAATTCACTCGCCATTCGTTCCCACGTGAACAATAGCGACCGTTGATGTCCCGCCCACCCTTTGGCGATGGCTTCATCGCGATGGTGGTAAATATGTCGTAACACATCTGCCACCTCGTCCACGTCCGGCCTCCACCACGTGCAATGATAGCCGAAACGATTTATGTACGTCCGCGCCGGCTCGCGCCGACCACCGACCACATACACCGTATCCGTATCCGCGTACTCCCCCATGCCCGTTACGGCCATCATCACTACCGGTAACGCCGTTGCCATCGCCTCCAGCGGCATCAGGCCCAGGCCCTCACCGCCGGACAGGTACAGTAGAACATCCGCCTCATGTAACAACCTTGCCATCGCCCGCCGTGGTAGATTGCGATTTATAACCTCGACGCCGTCAATCGGCCTGCCGTTGTACGTGAACGCCGCCCCGTTTTTCACGGTCTCGTCGTCGGCATTCACCTTCACGACCAACCGGGCATCGTCAAGGCCCGCTTTCGCAAATGCCATCACCGCATCTAGTAGATGTTTTCGGCTGACCAAACCTCGTCCCCACGTTAACACCGTGAATGGCCCATCGCGACCCGACCGGTCCACCGGTGTAAAAACGTCGTGGTCCACGCCGTATGGTGCGACCAGAATTGGACGCCGCACCCCAACGTAACGTAATTGTTCGCGCACCCACTCGCTCGGTGCCCACACCGCCCGCACACGATTCAGCACCCGCCCCCAAAAATCCGGAAACGGTTCAATCTCTAGCATCGTGTGCCAAATGATGTCGTCATGTCGTCCATCGCCGATAAACCACGGTGCCACCTGCGAAATGACGAGGCGCCAGTCCCACCCGTATTCGGTCGTTAACGGTGGGAGCATTTCCACCGATTCCGCAGCGTGCCGTTTCAATGCCTCACGAATACCGCGGGTGATAATCCCGTAGCCGTGCGGCGCTCCTGCGCTGGCCGGTGTGCCCATGACAATTTTGTGTTTTCTCATGGCATCGGCACCCGCACGAATCGCAAAACGAATGTCCCCAACACGAACGGCCACCCTATCTCCGGCTCCATCATGTCGGCCGGACCGGACACCAGCACAGCATACCCAAGACCCCATGTTTCCGCACCGACGGTGATATTCCCGTAGGTGTGGTGAAGCGCCGCCGCCACCGTCCGCCAGACTGACCGCGCCTCCGCCGCCGTTTCACCGTAGCACCGAACCTGGAAAATACCATCCGCTACCGGTAATGCCTCATCCCACGAACCGCCGTCGCCTAAGAACATCACCGCCTTGGTGATGGCAAAATTGTTTGGCAGCCCGGGCGGTCCATAAATGTTCGTGCCCACCTCGGCCACAACGCCGGAATCCGCTTTCAACCATTCGTACAACAATCGTGCCGAATCGATGACGGCCATTTATCCTCCTGCCCGCGCGTGATAGGCAGCGAGCATCAATTCAAATGTGTCACGCGAAATAAACCGGCCGTTTGGCCCTCGGAACCGTCGGACGCCTGGGTCCCACCGGATACCGGGTGGAATCCAACCCGCCGCCACCTTTTGCCGTCCTTCGGTCAAATCCCCTTCAAACCACACGTGCGAATGACGTTGCGCGATAGTCGGTCCGTAACGTTTCGCCTCGTGCATCGCGGGTGCCAGCCACGGATACCGATAGAAATTACCGGACCGACTATGCCACCCGACCTCTAAAAACATGCCATAAATAACGTTCGTCCCCACGATACCAACCACTCGCGACCCCTTCACTTCCACATCGGACGTGATGGACTGCATGAGCTGACCGGTGTCCTCGTGTTCCGTGCGATGGGGATGGGGACCAGGCCCGCGGCCGGGCGTCACGTTCCGTTTCGCCAGCCGCTCGACGACGGCCGTTTGGTCCAAGACGTAGTCCTCGGCGAATCGTAACCCGTGCTCTTTCGCCGCCCGACTGCGATAGTCCACCTCGACCGTTCCATAAATCCTCATTTGACAACCTTCCCCATAATTCGCCATTCCGACACCCGCCCCAACGCGCCGACAATGGGTGTCACCTCCTCGATGTCAATCGCACCACTCATAAATGGTGCCCCATCCTCTGTGATGATGGTCGTGATGCGCCACGTCGCCGCCGCCCCGGCCGACGCCAAACCGTCCGGCATTTCCTCTGCCGGAACAACGAGCATGATGTCGTATACTGCCTCACCGGAAAACCCCAGCCGCTGCCATTCCGCCGCGTCAATAAGCACTGCTCGCCCTGAAAACGTCGCCGACACCGCCGGATTGTTATAGTCGTATGCCGAATGACCGTAGTCACCCGCCGATGTAGACGGCTGGACCGCGGTTATCCGGTGCGTCGCTAACCCAATCATCCGCTAAAATCCCTGAATTGCGGAAACCGGTATCCATCTAGTATCTCGCGAATTTCCAACGGCAAATTATCCTCGTTGAACCGAACCCGCGTCTCCGCCGTCCCGAAAGTGCTCACGCCGTGATACTGCCGTCGATTGTAGAGCCACGCCGCGATCATCGTCGCCGCCGTTGTGATGTCGGTCGGTGTGTTCCCGCTCGCATCCAGGTGCCCCCATGTTCCGGTCACCGTAATCGCCGATTGTCCGCCGGAATCACCCGGCTCAAACACGGTGCCCGATGACCCCATGACTTCCAACCACACGAACGGTGGACCGTTTAGCGGCATTGTGCGCAATTCACCAGACGCGAACGCCTCCCCGTCGCCGTTCGTCACGGTCGTCAAGGAATGAAGGGGAGCATCCAGCCATAACGTAACATCGGTCTGATAGTCGTATGTCCGGTCGCCCGTCACGGCCTCGAAGAACGACCCCGTATAATTGTCTATGATGCGCCCGGCAGCCGCGACTAGGCCATCTATGACCGAATCCTGTCCCGTGCCGGTGATACCCAGATGCGCTTTCACCGCCGCCGTCGTCGTGTATGCCATGCGCTATATCACTCCGCCTTCTTCCGCCGCCGTCCTCGTCGTTTGGGTTTTGGTTTGACCTCCGTCGATTCCACCGGCACCTCTTCCACCTCCGGCGACCACGCCTCGGCCAATCCCGCCTCGATTAGCCCTACGCCGTACGCAGGCTCGACCTCTATCACCGAACCGACCGCCACATGCCCTAGCGATTTGTGGCGCGGTCCGTTGTAAATCCCGTCCGCCAACACGCGAACCCTCATCCCTCACCTCCAATGGAATTATCGGGCGACCGGCTCATCACCGGCCGCCCGTGTCAACCGTTCTTACGCGTCCACCCGAACCTGCTCGGCATAGTCGCTAGGCTGCGTTACCGGATATTCGCCCGCTCGGTAGAACTCGGCCAGCGCACACACAACCGCGCCGGTCGTACCAGAGCCGACGGTTACCTGCAACTGCACGTACCGGAAACCATTGGCGATGTCCAGCGCCGTTTGCGGCACATCGATGGACACCAGCCGGTTGTCCTCGGTTGCGGCAATTTGCGTAATTTCCGCTCCGCTAATGACCTTCGACCCCGTGCCGCTGGAATCGGTGGCCTGATAAACGGCCGCGTCAACCGTAGTATCCGTGTCACCAACATCGACCAGGAACACCACGCGGCCGAAATCCGCCATGTCATACCAGGAACTCGAATTCGTCGCACCGTTGATTGTCTGCGGATGAATCAACGGCACCACCTTCATATTGCTAGCAAAGTCGTGCATTGTCATTTCCTCCTATTCACACTCACACCGTTATGCCGCCACCTTGTGCGCCACGAACCGCCACGGCTCGATAACCCGGCCACCCAACCGACGCCGGAGCACGAAGTAGACGATACCCTTCATTTCGCTCGTGGCGTCGCCGATACGCTTGATGCTCACACCGGTGCGGTCGACCACGTAGTAGCCTCGGAAATCGCCGAAAATGATGGGATATGCGTTGGCCGCCACATCCGGCATGACCTCCTGTTCCAACACCGGAAAGCCGAGTAGCTGCCGTGGCACGTTCGCCTCACCGCCACGATAGGCCGTCGCCTGCCACAGGTACTGGCCGCTTGTGTCCTTCAATTTCGCCACCTCGCCCCACGTGGTGCGATTCGCCAGCCATGCGGCATTCTGCCGATATTGCGACGGCAGGGCGAAAATCGTATCCAGCAGGCCGTCCCACGTCAGCGCCGATGCGCTACCCGATTTCGCCTCGGTGAGACTCAAGCTATTGGACCCGCCCGGTAGAATGCCTTCTGGTTTGCCCACGCCGTCGCCCAGGATGAACTGATTATCCTCGTCGATAGCCGATGCCTCGCCAAACAGACCCGCTAATAGCGAATCGACGGCGAAAACGGCATCTTCCAACATGTTCTGACTTACCGGAAT